ACTCAATGCGTCAGTTTTACACTGCCGATGCTGGTTATGCACTAGCGCGTCAAGTAGATACCAACTTGATTCAATTGGGTCGTGCATTTAACGGCGCAACAGTTGGCACCGACGACTATGCAACTAGCAACACAACCACCAAAGCCTTCATCGGCTCAAACGGTACAACTGCATACAACTCAACATCGTCTAATGCAGCCGCTCTGACTGATGCAGCTATCCGTCGCACAATCCAAAGGTTGGACGACAATGACACCCCAATGGATGGCCGCTTCTTTGTTATTCCTCCATCAAGCCGCAACACACTGATGGGTCTGGCTCGCTACACCGAGCAAGCATTCGTCGGTGATGGCAATGCAATCCGCAACGGCGAAATCGGCAATCTGTACGGTATCCCTGTTTTTGTCTCGTCCAACGCTGATACTGGTGCTGGCACTTCAGGCACCGACCGTATTTGCTTGATGGGTCACAAGGATTCGATGGTTCTGGTTGAGCAAGTTGCGGTTCGCTCGCAGACTCAGTACAAGCAAGAATACCTCGGTACCTTGTTCACTGCTGACACTCTGTATGGCGTCAAAGCAATGCGTACTGCGGCAACTGTCGGCGCAGCCCTGTCGTCTTCGGCATTTGCCTTGGCCGTACCTGCCTAATTAAACTCCCCACCTTCGGGTGGGGGTTTTTAACCTAATTAGGAGAAATACTATGGCAACAGCATCGGCAGTAACTGTACGCGCAGGCAACGATCAATTCCGTGGCCTGTTTTCTGATACGTGGCTGGTAACAGCTACACTTGACGCTGGCTCATTAGTTAATGGCGCTGGCGAAACTGATGACGTAACCGTTCCAGGCGTTGCTTTGGGCGATATGGTCATTGGCGCATCATTGGGCGTGGATTTAGTTGGTTTGACTGTTACTGGCTACGTCAGCGCAGCCAATACCGTTAATTTCCGCATTCAAAACGAGTCGGAAGCAACTGTTAATTTGGCAGCTGCAACCCTGCGCATCGTTGTAGCACGTTCATTAGCGTGATAATCGGGGGCTTCGGCCCCTGATTTTTAAAGGTTCCTATGGCAATTTTTAGATGTCTTCAAAGCGGCCAAACTGTTGAATTTACGCAGCCGCATGACGTTGAAAGTATGAAAGGCCATGCTGGGTATGAACGCATTGATGAGCCTGAGACTTCAGGCGATAATGACGAGCATTTGGTAATTATGCGGCCACCAGAGGCGCAAAAACGGCCTGGAAGGCCAAGGAAAACCGGTCATGTCGGACATTGATTTGCGTGAATTTGGCAAGCTGGAAGCTCAGGTTGAAGTGCTTCAGGTTGAAGTTACGGCGTTGCGTGAGGACGTCAAAAAACTGTTGGCTATGGCCAACAAGTCAAAAGGCGGTTTTTGGGTCGGTATGGCCATCGCGTCGGCCATGAGCGGCGCGGCGGCATTTGTTATGGATCGGGTATTTTTTAGATGAAATCCGGTCTTTTAACTGGTAAAAGTTGCCCGATTGCAACGCAAGACATTTCGGTTAATCTCAAAAACCGTAATCATGCGTTCAAAGAATACGGTTATGGCCCACCTAATCCAGATGAAGCCAACACGGCTTTCTGGATGAAAAAGGCCACGATGTACAACGCGCCAACTAATACTGTCAAAGGTATGAGATGCGGCAATTGCGCGGCGTTTATTCAGACGCCGAAGATAATGGAGTGCATTGTTGGCGGGTTGGAAAAAGACGAAAACGAAGATGAATTGTCGTATGACGAAGAATTTGTCGCGGCGGCTGATCTAGGATATTGCGATTTGTTCCAGTTTACTTGTGCAGCGGCTCGCACTTGTGATGCTTGGAAGGGCGGCGGCCCTATAACTAAGGATTAAGATATGTCAACATTTCAGTTAGACCCTAATCAAGTGGCTTTCGGTGTGCCAGCTATGGGAACTACCCAAGCTGCTACTGTCACCACTTCTAGCGTACAAATGACTGCATTTGGCGCAAACACCACACTGATTCGCATTGCTTGTGCCAATGGCCACTGCCATTTTGCGATTGGAGCTAATCCAACTGCTTCAATTACAACAAGCCCATTAATCGGCAATAATCGATCAGAAATTATTGCTGTAACGCCAGGGCAAAAGATTGCTTTTATTAAAGATGCCGCAGTGACCACTTCTACAGTAACTGTTACGGAGTTAATATGAAAAAAGCAACTGGAGCTAAAAAGGTGGGCAAGGTCATGGGCGAGTATAAAGCCGGTACGTTACATTCTGGCAAAGGTGGCCCTGTAGTGACAAATCGCAAGCAAGCGGTCGCTATTGCCATGAGCGAGGCCAAAATGCCTATGAGAGGCCAACGCACTGCTAAGAATAAGATGGGAAAAATGAAATGAAAAACGGACTCTATGCCAATATCAACGCCAAGCAAGCCAGAATTAAAGCTGGATCGGGCGAGAAGATGCGCAAAGTAGGCAGCAAAGGCGCGCCAACTAAAGCTGATTTTGTACAGTCGGCTAAGACAGCAAAAAAGCCTAAAAAATGATTAAGCGCGGTAAAGAGGAATTTGCTGGCTATAACAAGCCTAAAGCAACTCCAAACCATCCGACCAAATCCCATGTAGTCCTAGCCAAGGATGGGGATGAAGTCAAGCTGATTCGTTTTGGCCAGCAAGGTGCTACTGGTAGTCCAGACGGCACAAAACGCAATGAAGCATTTAAAGCGCGGCATGCCAAGAATATTGCCAAGGGCAAAATGAGCGCGGCGTATTGGGCTAACCGCGAAAAGTGGTGACCAAAAACAATGTAATTTCTTTATAATAGGGGCAAAGGCTTCTTCCCATTGGGGATAGGCAAAAGCTGGCTCTGTTAAGTTTTGCGGGGAAGCGAATGACCTATCTTGAAATTGTAAATTCTATTCTGGTGCGATTGCGTGAGCCGACGGTATCAACTGTCGGCCTTGATGCGTATTCGACTCTTATCGGCAAGTTCGTTAATGACGCCAAGCGCCAAGTCGAAGACGCTTACGATTGGAATGTTCTCGGCCAAGAAAAAACCGTTACTACCACCTCCGGCACGTATGTCTATTCGTTGACCGGCGCAGGTCAAAAATTCCGTGTATCAAGCGAGCCGCTAAATACAACTAGCAATGTCGTTATGCGTCAAATCAGCGTGTCCGATATGCGTCAAAAGCAAAACTTTACCCCGATTGTCACCAACATCCCAGCGCAGTATTGCTTTGAGGGTGTTGATGCTAATGGCGACGTTGAAGTTCAATTATATGGCCGCCCTGATGGCGTCTATACGATTAAGTTTTTCCTGACTATCCCACAAGCAGCGTTGACATCTGACGGCACATCGGTGTTGGTTCCTGATGTAGTGGTTGAGCAAAATGCTTATGCACGAGCGCTAGTTGAGCGTGGCGAGGACGGTGGATTATCTTCATCGGAAGCATACAATTTGTACCGCTCTATGCTGGCTGATTATATTGCGCTAGAGGCTACACGCTATCCAGAATCACAGGAGTTTGTTTCCGTATGAGCCAAGCACTTGAACGATTTAGCGTTAACGCACCAGGCTTTTATGGCCTGAATACGCAAGACTCGCCATTGGATTTGGCGGCTGGATTTGCGTTGACTGCGATTAACTGCATTCTGGACAAGTACGGTCGGATGGGCGCACGTAAGGGGTGGACGAAAGTCAATACCAGTTCGGGAAATTTAGGCGCTAACGATATTGGCGTCATCCACGAATTGGTGCTTACTGGTGGATCGGTAACGACTCTATTTGCTGGAAACAATAAGATATTTAAATTAAGCGGCACAACCGTTACTGAGTTGACCTATGGCGGTGGTGGTACAGCACCAACCATTAGCGCCAACAACTGGCAGTGCGCGTCACTTAATGGAGTAACGTATTTCTTTCAGTCTGGTCATGACCCAATAATTTATGACCCAGCGGTTAGTTCCACAACGTACCGCCGAGTAAGTGAAAAGTCTGGCTATGCTGGTACGGTTCCATTAGGAAATATTTGCATCTCTGCGTATGGTCGTTTGTGGATCGCTAACAGTACGTCAGATAAAACAACGCTAACCTTTTCTGATTTGATTGCTGGACATATTTATACCGGCGGCACATCCGGCACGTTGAATGTCAATAACGTATGGGCAAATGGCGCAGATGAAATAACTGGCCTAGCAGCGCACAACGGCTTTTTGTTTATCTTTGGCAAGCGCCAGATTTTGGTTTACCAAGGTGCGACAACACCTAGCACAATGTCGTTGTACGACACCGTGGTGGGTATCGGTTGCCAATACCGTGATTCAATTCAAAGCACAAACACCGATGTCGTATTTTTGTCCA